CACAAAACGCATGAAAAGTGGTCCTAATTTTGTTAAAGCGTTTACCAAATTGGATAATAGAAAGCAAGGTGTGGCGGAAGGTGATGCTTATATGGAATCACTGGCAGCTAAATTAGCAGAGAAAATTCCTAAAAATGCCCCAGTGGATGTGTGGATCAAAGACTTTGAAAAATCCAATGCACCGCAATTCCGTGGCAAGAATCTTGCCAAACGTAAACAAATGGCCGTAGCTGCATCTTACGCCGCAAAAAATCCTAGTAAGAAAAAATGAGACTCGATGAGTTTGAAAAAAGTGATTATGAAATACATGATCAACCCAAGTTGGATCGTATCCTACTAGAACTCTGCCACCATGTAATACAAGGAAAACAAAATGATCCTATGAAATATGGGATGGTTGCGGCCTGTGTCTTAGACCCCAAAAACCGCAAAGTCTTCGGTGTTAACGAGGCGGCCGAAGATGATACTAGACGCCATGCTGAACGGGTAGCAATGGATCGCTATGAAAAAAATTATGGCGAAATTCCCGAAGGCAGTATTATTATTACTACACTAAGTCCGTGTAACGAAAAGGACATGGATGAACGATATGGTGAAAGTTGTACCAATTTGGTAAACAACAGCAATTGCCGAAAAGTATACTGCGGATACATTGATCCCAGTCAACATGAAGATCATGCAGAATACACATTGGAAGAAACTGAAAACACCCGAGTTAAGAAGCTGTGTAAAACATTTGCAGATACATTTTTAAAAAAATAAAGTTCTGGTTTAAATTTAATTGACTAATCTCCTTATATTGCTGTATACTAGCGCATAAGGAGATTTTTTATGAGTAAAACTTTTGGAGCGCCAGAGCAGGCAAAGATCAAACAGATTGTTGCAGAGGGTTGCACAGTCATGCAGGAAATTCAAGACCTTACAGAAGGCCTAAACGAAACTATCAAAGCAGTTGCCGAAGAACTGGAAGTAAAACCCAGTGTAATTAAAAAAGCAATTCGTATTGCACAAAAAGATCAATGGGATCAAGTGTTCCGTGAGTTTGATGACTTGGAAACTATTGTTGATATCAGTGGCCACGCAAATCGTCGTGAAGACTAATGATTATAGATTTATTTAAACCAACATTAGAATGGATCAAGGATGACTTTAAGTCTAACAGAATTCGCTTTAGTATTGAGTTGCTTGCTTGGGCTATTAGCATTGGTTGCAGTATTACTATGGCGGTTACAGTCCCCACGCCTCCGCTTCTTGCTCTTTATCCCATTTGGATCATTGGCTGTGCTATGTATGCTTGGGCTAGTTGGACTAGGAAATCTTTTGGCATGTTGGCTAACTACCTACTGCTAGTAACTATCGATTCTGTTGGGTTAATACGTATGCTCAGTTAAATAACAGTGAGAATGGTAAGATCAGCCATAATTGATCACCGTGGTATTTGTCAGCCGAAAATGACATAAGGAAAACAAAAATAATGAGTTATATTGATGCACGATGGGATCGCGACAAAGACATTGTCACTGTGGTCGAGCGAGATCCAGTAAAGGGTAGAATTTTTCAAGACTATCCTGCCAGGTACATGTTTTACTATCCAGATGCTAAGGGTAAGTACAGGTCGATATATGGCGAATCTCTTTCCAAAGTTACGGCCAAGAACTGGAAAGAATTTCAAAAAGAACAACGTATTCACTCATCGCACAAGCTGTATGAGGGCGATATCAATCCAGTGTTTCGATGCCTTGAAGAAAATTATTTAGGCAAAGAAGCGCCAGCACTGAATGTGGCATTCTTCGACATTGAGGTAGACTTTGATCCCGAACGCGGTTACGCCAGTCCGGATGATGCGTTTATGCCAATCACTGCCATTGCAGTTCATTTGCAATGGTTGGATACCTTGGTGTGTCTTGCTGTTCCTCCCAAAACACTAACAATGGCACAGGCACAGGAACAGATCAAAGATTTCCCCAATACCATGTTGTTTGAAACAGAACTAGAAATGCTAGATACATTCCTTGATCTGATACAAGACAGTGATGTGTTGAGTGGCTGGAACAGCGAAGGCTTTGATATTCCTTACACTGTGAATCGTGTTACCAAAGTGTTGAGCAAAGAAGATACTAGAAGATTCTGCTTGTGGGATCAAATGCCTAAAAAGAGAGAATATGAAAAATATGGAAAACAGGCTGTTACTTATGATCTTATTGGTCGTGTTCATTTGGACAGTCTCGAACTGTACAGGAAATACACATACGAAGAACGACACACGTACCGACTGGATGCCATTGGAGAAATGGAAGTAGGAGAAAGCAAGACAGTGTATGAAGGTACACTGGATCAACTTTACAACAACGACTTCCGTAAGTTTATTGAATACAACAGACAAGACTGTGCATTGTTGGACAAACTGGATAAAAAATTAAAGTTTTTGTCTTTGGCAAATACCATTGCACATGAAAATACCGTGTTGCTACAAACCACCATGGGTGCTGTGGCTGTTACAGAACAGGCCATTGTAAACGAAGCACATCACAGAGGTTTGATTGTGCCCAGCAGACCCAAGCGAGACGAAGACGCCAACAATCAGGCTGCAGGAGCATATGTTGCTTATCCTAAAAAAGGACTGCACGACTATATCGGTTCAATGGACATTAACAGTTTGTATCCCAGCGTGATTCGTGCATTGAACATGGGTCCAGAAACCATTGTGGGTCAGTTGCGTCAAGACTACACCAAGACAGAAATTGATGCCAAAATTGCCAAAGGCAACAGTTTTGCGGCAGCATGGGAAGGCAAATTTGCAGTAAACGAATATGAATTTGTCATGTCAAAAGATCGCTCCAACGACATTATTGTCGATTGGGAAAATGGATCAACTGATGTGATGAGTGGCGCACAACTGTACGAACTTATTTTCGAAAGCAACAAGCCTTGGATGCTCAGTGCCAATGGTACAATTTTCACACACGAGCACGAAGGTATTATTCCTGGGCTGTTGAAGCGTTGGTATGCTGAACGTAAAGAGATGCAGGCCAAGTTAAAAGAAGCTATCAAAGCAGAAAACAAGATTGAAGAAGAGTACTGGGACAAGCGACAGTTGGTCAAGAAGATTAACTTGAACAGCTTGTATGGTGCCATTCTCAATGCCGGATGTAGATTCTTTGATAACCGTATTGGTCAATCAACCACTTTGACTGGTAGAAGTATTGCTAGACACATGGCTGGTAAAATAAACGAAGTCATAACAGGCGAATACGATCACGTGGGCAAGGCTATTATATACGGAGACACAGACTCTGCATACTTTAGTGCGTACAATGCATTAAAAAATGAAATACAAAAAGGTGAGATTCAGTGGACCAAGGACTCTGTAATTCAACTGTACGATACTGTTGCAGAAGAAGTTAACAGCACGTTTTCTCAGTTCATGTTGGATGCATTCCACTGCCCCAAAAGCAGAGGAAGTGTTATCAAAGCAGGTCGAGAGTTTGTGGCTATCAAAGGCCTGTTTATTACCAAGAAACGCTATGCAATCTTGTACTATGACAAAGAAGGCAAACGGGTCGACGTTGAAGGCAAGCCGGGTAAGATCAAGGCCATGGGCTTGGATTTGAAGCGTAGTGATACTCCTGAATTTATGCAAAAGTTCTTGGAAGAAATTCTAACCAAGGTGCTGAACAATGCACAAGAAACTGAAATTCTAGAACGTATCAGCGAGTTCCGCACAGAGTTTAAAGCCCGCCCAGGATGGGAAAAAGGTTCGCCAAAACGTGCCAACAACATTGCTGACTATCAAGCCAAAGAACTCAAGGCCGGTAAAGCTAACATGCCCGGACACGTTCGTGCCAGTATCAACTGGAATACACTACGTAGAATGAACGGTGACAAATACAGTCAACAAATTGTTGACGGTATGAAGGTGATTGTGTGCAAGGTAAAATCCAATCCGTTGGGTTACACCAGTATTGCATATCCGGTAGACGAGTTACGTTTACCTAAATGGTTTCAAGATCTGCCATTTGATCATGCAGAAATGGAAAGTGTTATTATTAATAACAAACTTGAAAATCTAATCGGAGTGCTGGAGTGGGATTTGAACAGCACTACCGAAACAAATACGTTTGGAAATTTATTCAGCTTTGAATAAAAAATTTCTTGACTATTGCTCTAAATCTAAATATACTTAAACAAAGGACTTATAATAATGAAATCTATTCTACAAGACATCGTTGCACACACAAACAAATTGGGTTTTCTCAACATTGTCAAAATCACAGGAACCAAGGACAAAACGTTAATTGACAGCATGGCTGATGATCGCAGTGTTATCATGTATGCAGAAACCAGTGTTCCACAACCCGAGATGATTGGCGTGTTTGGTATGCCGCAACTGGAAAAACTTCGGTATCTAGTTGATGGTAAAGAATATCAAGAAGATGCAAAAATTGAATTAACAACTGCTGTTAGAAACGGTGAACCAATGCCAGTTGGTCTTCACTTTGAAAACAAAGACGGCGACTTTAAAAACGACTATCGTTTCATGAATGCTGACATTATCAATGAAAAATTGAAAACTGTAAAGTTTCGTGGAGTCAAGTGGGATGTAGAAGTAGAACCTACAGTGAGTGCTGTACAACGATTTAACTTTCAAGCAGGTGCCAACACAGAACATACTACGTTCTTGGCCAAGACTGACGGTGACAAACTTGTGTTTGTGTTTGGCGATCAAAGCACACACGGTGGCGAATTTGTTTTTGCAACTGGTGTCACTGGCAAAATCAACAAAGCATGGACATGGCCTGTTACCAGTGTATTGAGCATTCTCAAGATTGCAGATGCCAATAACACCACTATGAGTTTCAGCAACGAAGGTGCTATGCAGATTACATTAGACAGCGGTCTTGGTATCTACAAATACATTATTCCTGCTAACGCATAATTATATCGAGACAAGATGAACAGACCACCAGTTGACCTAACTCCGCTACAAAAAGATTATGCTGTGTATCTTCCAGCAATCAGTAGCTTCTACAGCACATATGTTGCTAAACAACGTCTAGAAGATTTTGTTCCAGTTGATCGAATTCCTCCTGGATTTGAACGCGGCATCGAAGGAATGAATTTTTTAAACGACGAAGAAGGATACTTTGTTTACAAAAATGCATTGTATTCTGCAGGACATGCACAATTAGACCTAACCAAGGCTATCACACAAGATAGCATGATTCACGGGCGAGATAAGAAAAAGACCATGATCCTCGGAGACTCCGGCGGATACCAAATTGGTAAAGGTGTTATTCAATTTGATTGGAAAAACTTTAACGGTCCTGCGGCAAATAAAATTCGCGATGATATTTTAGCGTGGCTGGAATTCACTGCTGACTGGTCAATGATGTTGGACGTTCCTAGCTGGGCATGTTTGCCAGAAAACAGAGAACGTACAGGTCTAACCAGTTTTCAAGATTGCTTGGACAAGACTAGATTCAACAATGAATATTGGTTAAGTCGCAGACTTGGTCATACCAAATTTTTAAATGTGTTGCAAGGATCAGATTGGGACACTGCTGAAGAATGGTATCAAGGTGTTAAAGAATACAGTGACAACAACGTATGGGGTGACAAAGCCGCAGAAGGGTGGGCCTTTGGTGGTGTCAACATGTGTAAAATGGATGTTACTCTCAAACGTCTAATGACTTTGAGAGAAGATGGTTTGCTAAAAGGCAAAAACTGGATCCACTTCTT